GGGCCATGTTCCGCGCGCTGCATGTCTATGCTCACGGCACCTATCAGAAGTTGCAGTCGCCCTTCGGCAAGGTCACTCCCGTTGAACTCGCTCTCGACGAGAACATCGGTGAGAACATCGCCAAGGAGATTGCCAAGATGTACGACAAGGGCTTCGAGGGCGAGCCTGAGATCATCATGGACAAGACCACCGAGGTAGCTCTGAAGTTCAAGAAGCTCATCCCCGGCACCACAGACTCGAACCGCACCGTCATCGAGGATGGCAAGTGCGTCGGCTACCGTTACAAGGTATCTCCCTACGTGGACTACGCCATCGGTAACGACGGTATCGGTGTGAAGGACCAGACCTACCGCTACATCGCCATCGGTCACTTCGGTTACCTGGCAGAGCAGCAGCACGGCGAGCTCCGCTTCAACATCGACGGCACCTCTCAGGCCAACTTCGACCGTGGCACTGTTGCCATCGGCATGAGCACCGACTACTCGCTGACCGAGCTCTCCGGCAAGGTCAACGGCGGTGACGGCACTCCGCAGGCATTCGCGCTGATTAAGCTCACCGAAACGCCTGAGACCGAGTAAACTCTCTCAATCGCTCTTCTTTCTGGGGTTTAGTTCCTCCATCGGGCGGCTCCAATGCAGCAGCAAAGGCTGTCTGCCCGATGGTTCCCCAGAGGATGAGGTTCAGAAAGAAATGTATAACAAGTCACAACTGATACAGAATGAGTCTCGCCACCGATAGCATATTTGTCACTGCATTGCAGTCAAACGACGTGCTGCTGGAAAAGTTGAAGGAATACATCGACGAGGACGGTTACGTCCAACATGATGAAACGCCGCGACTCTACGGCACCGCCATAGGACTGCCGGATGATGATGCTGACAATGTGCCCGTGCCATACGTCATCGTCACCTTTGACGGACTGACCAACGATCAAGGCACAAAGGACGACCGCTATGAGTCGGACTATGACACGGTGAACATCGGTGTGGAGGTGACTGCCAGGTCACTCGACGAGTTGCACGAGTTGACGCAGATGGTGCGTGACACCATCCTGAGTTATCTGCGAGCGAATGAGACGGCCATTATGGACTATCAGTTTGCAGCCCAGCAGATTCAGTACGACTCGCTGAAGCCGTGCTACTGGCATGTTCTCACGTATCAGTGTGACGTTATCAATGTTGACAACGATGAGCAAGACTAAGAACGAATCTCAGCAGCCGGCACATGTCGGCGATCTGTTATTAAACGGTATGACCGTGCTTGAAGCTCCTACAAGGGAGGCGTTGGCAGAAATGGTCAACGAAATCCCCGCCGAATGCAAGTATGCCGTCGGTGCTATTGGTCGCAAACAGGACGGAAGTGCCTATACACTCAGAGTTGACTTAATCAAAAATTAAAAGAATATGGCAACACTTAAAGGACAAAACTTTCGCATCTGTATTTACGACACAACAGCCGCTAAGTATAAGGTGATAGGCATGTCGACAGGTTGCAACGTGACGCTGACAAATAACACCGACGACGGAAGTCACAAGGATATTGTGGGTGTCGCTGCCATGCCGACGACCGTCAGCAAGTCTTGGTCTGTGTCTTGCGAATCGCTGAATGTGGCTGATGCTGCTGCTATCCTGACCGCCATCAAGTCGATGCAGCCGATGACGCTGATGTGGGACGAGACAAGCACCACTGACAACCAGACACGCGAGAAGGCTACCTTCGCCCGCAAAGGCTCTGCATTTTTATCGGATGTTGTTTTTAACTTTAACGACAGGGAGAATAGCACAAAGAGCCTACAATTTACAGGTTCTTCCGCGCTTGAAACCGTTGGTAGCAGCGAGGCCGTTGAGGTGATTCCTATCGGCTCGTACACCAAGGGCCAGTTCGTGCGTCTGTTCCTCGGTAGCGACAATGTTGCTGCACCGAGCAAGCCTATAGCCGCCGCTCGTAGCTTGTCCCTACATATTTCGCTGACGATGGAAAGTGCGACGACAAAAGATACTGCTGGGGAATGGGACGTTCAAGAGCCGACCGCTCTCAACTATGACATTTCGACGACTGCACTCATGCGTAGCGGCGAGACCATCACGTCGCAGGTAGCAGCTCAGACAGTGGCAGATGTCGAGACAATTTACGAGGCTGGTACGCCAGTGCGATGGAAAATCGCCAACGTCAGCGGCGACAACAACCGCACGGCATCGTCTACAATCGTCAGCGGATCCGTGGTGCTTCAGTCTCTTACGCTGAACGGCCCGAATCGCGCAAATGCCGACTACACCGCACAACTTCAGGGTTATGGAACCTACGAAGTTGCAGCGTAACTTCTCGAATGGCAAACTTCTATGCTGCCAATATATATGATTAATTAACGACGCGCTCAGCCTTGGCCATTCGGCTGGCTGAGCGTTTTTAAAGGAACTAACACACCCCAAAATGAAAACAAAAGAAGTAACTATTTGCGGCAAGCAGGTCATGCTGGCATATTGCTTTGCCACCGAAATTGCCTTTAAGAATTTTACTGGCGAGAACATCGAAAACTTCGAGGCTACCAATCCTGAGCATGTCATCTATCTGATTCTGTCTGCCATTGCAGCCTATTATCAGAAGAAGGATGAAGAGGCTCCCGTGAAGGATAATGACCTGATGTATGAGGCAAAGCCCACCGAACTGATTGCAAGTCTGACGGAAGTGATGAAACTGCGTGCGCAATGGTACGAGATTCCGAAAGGTGAGAAACAGGACGAGCAACCATCTGACGATGAAGAATCAAAAAACGCCTGACCGCCTACGACCTCTTTCAATTGTTCGTAGGCGAAATCGGTATAGACAGACGCGAGTTTCTGTATGAGATTCAATTTTGGGAGGCGAGACGTATCATCAAAGGCTACAACGCCAGGCATCATCACGGATGGGAGCAGGCGAGACTGATAGCCTATAACGCCCGTTTCTGCATGGGAGTGCCGAAAGGCGAAGTCGCACCAACCTTGACGCAATGGATCAAGTTCTCATGGGAGAAAGAACCAATATCGCCACTCTCTGATGAGGAACGCAAGGAATTGCAGGAAATCATGAATGCAGTCGACATGAAATAGGGGAGCCGCCGCTCCCCTTTACGTTAACTTAAAGTCTAAGACCTTTGAAAAACAACAAATAAAAACCTCACGGCTTGTTTATATTTGAGTCACCAAGTCATTGGTGTGTCTTCGATCCATTCATCATCGCTCGAAATAGTGATACTACGGCCTGATGTCAGGATGCCACCGCCATAGCTGGTGATATGATTGCGCTGAATGGGAATGTCAGTGATAGGCACGCTGCCGAGCGTGGTATCATCGGAGGTCTTCAGGGCTGCGGTGACGTTAGTAGTCCATTGTGTCGAGCCGCTGAGAGTATAGACCGACACGTTTAGATTTGTAGTGCCTATATACGACGATGGTATATTCACGGTGATTGGTGTCGATTGGCTCGTCACCGCCTCGCCTGTCTGATAATTCAATCCATAATACCATGTGGATGGTGTAATAGTGAACTTTGCAGCCGTCTCAGGCACCACGTCTGTCGCAATGATTTTCAACCGACCGACCACGCGCGAGAGGTTGACGGACTGAGAGGTGGCGGTACTCGGAGATACGGTCATCTCCAACGTCGACCAGAAAGTGTCGCGGACGGTTCCCCAGGTAATCGTCTTGGCATCGGTGTCGGTGGTGGCATCTGATCCGCGTGAGGCCACGAAATAGAGCGTGTGTGTTCCGTATTCCATCGAGAAGCTTGGTGTGCCAAAGTCGGTATCTGATGATGTCTGATGCAAGGTCGTTTTCAGAGCATCGCCCACGTAGTCAAATACCCAGACATCGGTCAGATTCAAATCGGCAAGCGTGGCGCGTGTCATTTCGCTGATGTTCACATCGCTAAACGAGAAGGTCACTGTGGCGTGCGTCTCAATCGAATCAGAAGGAATCGTGATTTCGAGATTCTCTGCCACTGGAGTCTGTTCAGGCTCGTCATTCTTCCCGCATGCGGCAAGCATTAAGGCAGCTGCCAAGGCCATCATTAACTTTTTCATAGTTGTTTTGTTTTTATAGTTTATATTTAAGGGGAGGGCAGCACCTATGTCTGCCCTTTGTCCTTTGCAGATTAATCGAGTCGCTTGATGTACACAAATCCCGTGAAGAATTTGTGGCCATCAAACTCATCTTCGTGCTCATCAATGAAGGCCGTGCATCGGTACGGAAATTCGTTTGCAGACAGAGACCTTACTAAGTCGGTCTGATATGTCGAAATGTAGCCAAGGTGATGACGGTCTTCCGCCACGATCTTGATGGCTTGCGAGTCATATTCGTTGTCAGGCTCCGGCACCAAGGCACATTCAACACGTCCGACATATTTGGCAATGCCGCTTCGGTGATTGATACCGGCAATCTTCAGGATACGGAGGTTATCAAAAATGGAAAGCCATCCGCCATCGCTTCGCTTTTCTGGAAGCGGTCCAGTATAAGAGCCGGTGTTGATGGCATCAGCTACGAATCGGTCGCCGACAATATTTGCCTGGATAAACGCCTGAATGCGTCGCGTCTCAGTTTCGAGGTCTTTCACAATGTCTTCTGAACCGTACATTTTATCAGCCAATTCCTTTTGAACGGCATTGTGGTCAGTCTGTGCGGTCTTCACAAGGGCAAAGATTACCACACCAATAACGATTAAAACAAAAATTGCTGTCATAGTTTTGATTTTTTAGAGTTAGACTTATTATTTTCTCGGACAAGTTTCTCGGCTATCATGTCGAAATCATCATAGACGGCCTGTGCCTGAACCTTGGCATAACGTTGCGTCTGGGTAATGTTCGTATGTCCCAACATCTTACTGACGTTCTCGATACTCACCCCGTGGCGGAGCATCCAAGTCGCAAAGGTATGACGTGCCAGGTGTGAGTGCAAGCGAGTCTTTATCCCCGCCATTGCGCCGAGTGTCTTCAGGTGACGATTATAGTCAGCATTCGACATTTTAGGAATCTCCCAGCCGTACTTCTCCAAGACCTTCACCGCCGGTGGCAATAGCTGGCTGACATACGGCACGCCTGTCTTGATGCGCTCGCCAACGTGTCGCCACGCCTTACCATCCCATTTGTAGTCGTTGGAATCAAACGACTGCATATCGGAGAATGGCAAGCCAGTGTACAACTGAAAAGTAAACAAATCGCGCACGACATCCAATGTGTCACCTTTTGGCAATATGATAGTCTCGAACTTCTGCATCTCTTCATCAGTCAAATATTCAATGTTTTCTTTATCACCTCTTTTGAATTTTCCATGCAGATACTCATACGGATTAGAATCAATCTTTTGGAAAGACTTCGCACGATTCAACAGTGCCTTCAGACACTTGTGATAATTATAAATGCCGGAATCTGAAAGTTTCTCAGGCTTTACACCAGCTTTCCGCCTCGCATCGCTCACGGGCTTTGTCACTTGGTGCAGCCATGCATCGAAGTTTGCGACATTCTCAACTGTGACATCCTGCCAACGATTCATTCGGCCATATTCCGTCAGTCGAGAAATCAGAGGGTTGTAATGCTTTGCCGTACCTTCCGACACACCGAGCAAAGGTATCTGCTTCTCACACCATTGTATGAATGTTGGCTCATCTTTCGACATTTCCACATCCCGCCAAACCTTATGTTTTACACTTTCAACGTCGAATGTTTTACACTGTTTTACACATTCGTTGGCATATCGGCTAACTTTTTCAAAAATAATCGCCAAACGTTCATTCAAAACATCTGCATCCTGACGGTTGACCACGCGATCAGTTGCCCATTCACTCTTATGTACGCGCACGCCAGTACTTATATACTTAGTAATCCTGTCGATGGTAACGCGCACCTCGACATAGCCATCACGGGTGCGTGATGCTGTTTTTCTTCTGTCAAATATCAACTTACTTGTTATCATATATCGTTGTTTGTTTTACACTCCGTTTGGCGCGTTGTACAACAAATGTAAAACATTGTGTATTAAAACGGCTCAAATCGGCTTATTTTGTAATTTTTCTCTCGTTTCGATTTAGGGCTAAACCCCTTGTGTTTACGGGGGATGCTGCGATTTACGGCATAACCCCACGTTTTCTTTGTGTGATCCGTTTGGGGTTATGCGACATTTAACGACTTTGCCTGTATATAGTGAGGTTAACACGATGGTATTAGATGGCCGAGTGTAAAACATGTGTAAAACACTGGCCAAAATCAAGGTAAAACTCAGTATATAATAAAGGTACGTCATACTACTTTTTCTTTGGCGGGAACATGTCGGCAACTTGCTTGACCATATTTTCGGTGATGATACGGATGTCACCACGGATGAATCCATTTGGAACATTTCCACTTTTTGTCTTTTTTCCACTGACAACACTTGGGATCTGAATGGCGATGACTGGCTCGCCAGCATCATTCACGCGAAGTTGGCCAAGCTGGTTCTGCTCACGTATCACGTTAAAGTTGGTAAGCATCAGTGACATCTGGGCCTTCATTCCTTCGATAGTGTCGATGGCGTTCTCGAGTTTTGTCGCGAGCATACCGTTATTTTTCTTCGTTTCGCGGAGTTCAGCAATCAGGGCTTTGTTTTGCTCGTGAGAAATCCTAAGTTCAGCCACCATAGCATCGTTGTCCTCTTTTGACTTCCTAAGTTCCTTCAAGAATGCTTCATTTTTGTCTTTAGAGTCACGGAGCTCAGCAATGAGATTTTCACATTGACGCTCCAGCATCTCATTGCGTATAACAAGTCGTGAGGTCTCGTCGCATAGTTGTTTTACATAATCAGGTATCTCCGGCAGTGTCGATTCTGGTTCCTTCTTGTATGAATACTTATCCAATAACTTTTGTGCTTCTTTAATCTCTTGTTCCATATTAGCACATGATTGGTCATAACGAGTGATGTATTCGCTTTTACCTCTGAAGTAATCCATATTGAGATTAAATTTGGTAGCAAGAGCACGGATGGAATCGTCGCTAACGGTCTTTACATGACCGTTTCTAACCCTTGAGATGAGATTGGGGCCAAGTCCGGCTTTTTGAGCCACATCACCACTGTCTTTTGCAAGTCCTTCATCAATCAGATAATCGACCGCGTCCAAGAAAAGTTCATTTTTCGACTTCATTTAGCACAAATAACCACGTTAAACCTTAAATAACCTTAAAATTCATCACAAATCACCATAAATAATCACGGCGTTTGAAAATAGTTTTGTATATTTGCACCCGAAAGCAAGCAAGTAGAGTAATGGGCACAAAATTAGCCGTCAGACATTTTACTGTCTTTTCGCATAAAGTGCGCACGGCACTTTGCAAAGTAGAAGGGTTGCAAATATACAAATAATTTTGGCTCGTTACTCGAAAGCAAGCAAAAGTTTAAGATAATTTAAAGGTATTTATGGTTAAGGACAAAGTAACAAAGGACGATTTGATGAAGTTCAACGTGGGCGACCAGAAGGTGTTCACGTTGCCGAGTTGGAATCTCGCCCGCAGTGCTCAGAGTTATGCCAACCAGCAGAAGAAGGCGACGTTGGGCACACCAAATCAGCGAGAGTTCAAAGCCATTGTTGGCGACCCTGATCCTGAGACGGGTAGATGTAGTGTTACGATTACAAGAATGGCATAATATGGATTGGAGACTGTTGGAGGCAAAGATCATCGCGGCGGTGTCGAAGGTGGCGAAGCAACACTACGAGGTGTATGAAGAGCGATGGGTGACGGATGAAGAGCTGTGCCAGCACGTCGGTCTGATGACTAAACGTTGGCTGCGTGAAAATGGATATCTGTTGCCAAGGACTCCAATAGCTTGGAAAGACAAGGACGGCATAGAGCACACCAGCAAGCAGTACCTCTATCCGCTTCATCGTATTTTGGCGATGGTGGAGGATGGCAGGATAAAGCGGCTTGGGTATGAAGTAGCATAGTGAGGTTAATACTATATAATTACAGTTTTAAAAATTCGACCAGCAGCTGCTGGAACTCATGAATCATTTTTGTCAATAAGGTTAATAGATTGTTATTTATCCTGCCAGCTGTGACAGTTCGCAGGTTTTTGAAACGAACCAGAAGGAAGAAGGAAATCAGGATATATATTATTTGGGAAAGTAGCTATAAGTCGGTAGTCTGACATTGGTAGAGCGACGTTGTACACGTCAGGTTAGAGGTTCGAACCCTCTCTTTCCCACTAACGATGAAAGGATTACGTTCTTTGACATATTGGTTACAAACCAAGACTGGCATCGAGGTCGGTGTATTCCAGCCGATACAACCTGGAGCGACGTTGGTTGCGATGATGGGACGGAGTTGGTGCCAGTGGCGGAGGTGACAAGCAACCCCGCCGTCGAGGAACGGACTACAGAGAATAAGATGGTGACGGCTTGATACGTCACAAGTAATAATGCGTAGATTGATATTCAATCGAATAACGGCATTCCCGTATAGCTCAGTTGGTAGAGCGCGGCCCAAGAGGGGCAGATGCAAGAAGCACGAGGTCGGTGGTTCGAGTCCACCTACGGGAGCAAAAATCTAACTTTCCATAAGCGCATTTTGATTTGGTTGGGAGTTCGGTATGTCCGATAAGGCAACCGCTACCGCACAAATTCGAAATTCAACAACAGTTATCCTTTAGATGTTCTTAGACATCGTGGACGGTGCTGAGAGCCAGGTCACGCTGGCCGCTCCATTTTTAATCAGATGCACGAACGGAAAGAAACAATTTATCAACAATCAAAATCAAATGCAATTATGAAGAATTTATCAGAATCATGTGAGCGCGATCCTAAGAAGGACAGCATCACAAAAGAGGACTGGGTAGTTTATGGCATTGTGGCCCCGATAGTGTTCATGCTGATATTAGGCGTGGGCGAAGTGATTGGCAGATTGTTCGGGTGAGCTATGTATGACGACATTGGTGACGAGCTGTTTGGTCATGACGGAAGATATAAGCCACCGCGAGCCGACTTGCTGACCGCGAAAGGATGGGGCAGTAGTCAAGGTCGTTTGGCGTACACAGGATTGAACAGACAGCAAGAGACGAACTGCTCTGAGTACGCCATCAAGACGCTTGGCTGCGTGCCTAAGAACTATGTAATAGTAAACGCACGAGATATTCGATACAATCCTGAGACGGCCTTAATGGTCGGTCACGGTAGGATGGCGATACCTGTCAAGGAGTTCGCCCGGCAGCGACGGCTGACGCTCAAAGAGCAGTGGGAACTGATGAATCCTAAGTGGGTGGGCACCTTCTTCGGCCATAAGGGTGAGGACATCTGGCGCAACCAGCGGCCAAACCTCGAACGCGCTATGATGGAGGCGATGGATGCCGACCAATTCGACGAGTTCATGCAGCAGTTCTGGAGTGCGGTCTACGGTCACGGCAAAGCCATTGAGCGTCTGAGCAACCGGGCGAAAGACCTACAGAAGCGTGCGGATGCACTCTTTGACGAGTTCATGAAGCTGAAGCGGAAGATTGCGCGTGTGGAGAGCGACATTCACTACATGCGATACGAGAAGTATCACCTGCAAGGCTACAACGTCCATGAATACCTCGAAGAACTGAAGGACAAGTTCAGAGACATCCGTGATGAGTACTTCGAAGCCCGAGACAAGGCCGAGCAAATCAGGCAATACTTGAAACGAATCACATTTGAGCAACAAATCAACATGAAATGAAGATAACACTATCCAGAAACATCGACAACATCGGCGTAGCAATCGAGGCCAACAAAGACGAAATGGGCGGTGTCGCTCAGATAAAGGCTTTGGCTGAGAGGTTCCAAAAGGAAATGGCGCGGGCCTACGAAGCGGCAGAAGCCGTGTGGAAACAGTTTCCTGAGTTCAAGCAGGTGACGCTCGACACCATGACGGATGAAGAGCGACGGATGATTGAACTTTCGGAACATAGTAATAATCAAAATTAGTGTATTATGGCAAAATTAAAACCCGTGAGAGTGAATCTCTCTACAAAGCCGGAAGAAATTATTGCTACTATGCGCGAGGAAATCCCTGTGGCATTGTATCATTTTAGAAAGCCTTATGGCGGTCGTAACAAGTACATGAAGCATGAAGACGAAATGCTCAACAAGGCTTTGTCAGAAAAAGAGTCGCAGATGACCGATATGAATGAACACATTTCGAAAGTCGGTAATCGATGGATGACATATACGATGGTGGACTATTACCACAAAGCGCAGTTTGCAAACGCCACGCACGTTTCATTCATCTACTATGAAACATACGGATCGTGTGGCGCATTCTTTCCATTGTTTAATCCTTCAAGTGTAAAGCATTTGAAGAAGAAAGAAGGACAGGCAGACGGTGTGATGATATTCACCAGCCACTTCTTTCAGCGAATGAGCGAAAGGACAGGAAAGGCTTACCGCTCAAAGGAACTGATTCAGGAGTTTATATCAACAAAGAGCACACAAGCATCACAGACTGACGAAGACGGCGAGGTGATAGTAAAGTTCAAGGGTGGATATGGTTTCGGTGTTGAAAAGAGTCTGTCACCGCACGTCGTCGAGATTCGCACATACCTGACCGACAAGCAACTTACGCCGAAGCAACGACGCAAGGTGGAGCGTGTGGATGCCTATGCCGAACTGATCAGTGATGGAATGTATCTGAAGGAGGTAGCCTTACATTCGGCCTATCACACTTACAACACACCAGAAAAGGCAGCTGCAAACGGATTAAAGAAACTGAAAGCCATGAAGAAACTTGGCCTCGAAAAGCCAATGATGCTTCAGTCAGCTTTGCACCTTAGTTTTGTCCGAATACTCGAAGACATCTTGCATCTGAAACTCACGATGCCACAGAGCGCACTCATTTGTCAGTTTGAAATGGAATGCGGCATCGAAGAAATGGTGCATAAATATATCGACTTCGACGGGCGGACGGCTACCGAAGAAGAAAACAAACAATTCATGGCAGACGCGATTGACTTCTTCTGTAAGGTTGCAAAAAAGATGAAGTTAAAGAGCGTCAACCGTGAGACCATCACTGACCGCATCAATGAAATCGTAAAAGATAGCCAGGAAAAAGCAGAAGATTATCAAAAAGAAGCAAAATAATAAACAATTATGGAATTTGTAGGTAGAATCAAACAAGTGCTGCCGGAGCGACGCGGCACGAGTGCAAGGACAAACAACGAGTGGGTGGCTCTGCCATTCATCTTCGAGTATTTCGAAAACGAGAACGACCGCTATGCAGATACGGTGCTGCTGGAAACTTTCGACACGAACATTCAGCCGTATATCAAAGAGGGCTTGGAGGTGAGGATCGGTTTCGGCCACCGCACACGCGAGTATGAGGGTAAGGTGTACAACGAGCTCAGGATGTATAAGATTGAGAGCATCAAGAAGCAGCAAGCACCGGCACCGCAGCCCGCTCCACAACCTCAGCCGCAGGCGCAGAACCCATTCCCACCACAAACACAGGAAGAAGGCGGTGATGGATTACCGTTCTAAGGGCTGAAAAGCCTTATAGTATATCGCTTGCCTACCTTTATAGTATAAAGGGTGACAAGCGATATAGTATAAAGGGTATAAAGCGATATACTAAGCATATAAAAAAGGAACTATCATGGCACGACCAAAGAAACACTTGAAAAAGATTACAGTACTGACACTTCCGAACGGGTACTCATTGACCTACGAAGGTATGAAGCCAACCAACGGGCACATGTATTTCACCGCCGAGCAACTGCTGGAGGGATTTATGCTTCACATAGGCTTGGAAATGACGGAACAGCTCGACATCGATACGATGCAAGACTTCATCATAGCGGCCTGCAACTGGAAAGACAACGCCAAGTGCATCCAGGAAATCGAGAAACTGAATACTCAGGTGAATGGTTTGCGATTGCGTCGCAATGGACTCGCCACAAAACTCATTGCCGAGCGCAATCGTCTTTTGACGATGGTTGATGCAATCCGAAAGCTGGAGAAGAAATTCAATGGCACTGACATCGGCGACCAGCTGAAAGCCATCATAAAGAGTCACGTACACACGAGGCCATTAACATTGAAGGCCCTCGGCATTACGAGCCCTCATATCGCTGAAACTGAGGAACCAGAAGAGGAGGATGAAGAATGACGCGACAGATGACCGAAGCGCAGCGAGAGCGACGGCGACAGGTGCAACATGCTCGGTATGTCCGCAAGCGTGAAGAGATTCTGGCAAAGCAGAAGGTCTACCGCGACACCCACAAGGCCGAGATAGCAGCCAAGCGGCGACAACGGGACTTCGAGAAGAAGTACCTCCAGAAGCCTCGCATGAAGCGCGACAAGAAGGAACTATATCACGAATACTACTTGCGACATCGTGAGGAGATTTGTGCAAAAGCAAGAAAGAGAAGTTATGAGCGAAGAAAGCAACAACCTTCCACAACAGACACCGATTCCAGAATTTCTCCAAGGTGACAACTGGTTTTCAGTTGATGTCGATGCGGACTTCCTGAACTTCGACGAGCCATACAGACCGCCACGATATACGATGGAGCGCAACGGGGTGCCGTTTGCTGATGTCGGAGAGATTCATCTGATAAGCGGTAAGCCAGGCAACGGAAAGACTGGTCTCATGTCACAACTTGAAGCGGCAACACTCAGCAAGCAGTTTGGCAACACACTGGCCCGTGAGGTAGCCCATAAAGTGAAAGACCAAGACGGCAACGTGACAGAGCAAGTCATACCGACTCGAATCCTTCATATCGACACCGAGCAGGGCAAAGACGACACCATTGCTTTCAAGAATCGTGTATGCTCGATGGCTGGTATCAAGAATGAAGATGCCAAGCAGCATTTCTTTATTCTCAGGCTACGAGACACGGAAACGGCTGGCGAACGTTGGCGCAAGATACTGAAAGCCATCTATCAGGTGAAGCCGACGGACATCTTTCTGGATGGTATGCTCGACATCGTTGAAGACTACAACGACCAGAAGGAATGTCAGCCCATCATCCGCAAGTGTATGATGTTGGCCACCTATTATGACGCGAGCCTGTGGGCTGTGCTCCATGAGAATCCATTGGTTGATAAACTCGTAGGAACCATCGGAAGTATCGCCCAGCGCAAGGTGTCGGAGATATTCGTGGTGATCAAGGTGAAACAATCGGAACTGAAACCAGCCGACCAACGCTCTGACCTGCCAGACATTTATTTCCGAGTGAAGCAAGTGAAGGCCCGTGGCAAGGATGTAGGCGACTGGTTGTTTGAATATGTCACCAATGCCGGAGGCTGGGGACAACCAGTAGAACTTGACGATAGCGGCTCACACGTCAGCAATATAGATGAGAAAACCATTGGCGAGTGCATCGCAAGGTTTAAGGACCTGAATTGGTCATCAAGCGGACTGACTTACTCAGACCTCGATAAGCATCTCACAAGTCAGGGCATCACATCAGGTGCTGCTAAATCGAATATGATTAACGCGGCTCTCGATTGCCAGGTGATCACATCACAAGGCAAGAAGGGACACCGCAAATTCTTCTTTAATGGCAATAAGCCTCTCACAAATAATGACTCCGAAAGCCTGCCATTCGACAAGCCAAAGGATGAAGAAGTACCATTTTGATAACGTAACATCATGAACGAAAAAGATAGATTCTACCTCGACGTGATAAAGGCTCTGCTTTCGAATCCTGAGTATTATCACGATGTGGTTGCACCTCATAATGATTTGGCTATGACGGTAAAGAAAGACGCGAAGAAAATCGCCGACGAAGTGTTCAAACAAAACGTATCACTCCCCGATTAGCCCAGCGAACCCACTCCCCATGCAAGCCCCCCTATTGTATAGGGGGGCATTGCAATGGGGGTGGAGGGTGTCGCAGAGACATCGGGCGACGCGCGTATGTGCGCATACACATGCGTCTTTGGCTTTTCAGATAATCCATCAACAAGACTATGGCAAAAATCGACAAAAACATAATCGACAAAGTACTCGAAACGGCTAAGATAGAGGAGGTCGTAAAGGACTGTCTCGGAAGCTACGACAGCGGCAACAAATCGGGACTAAAGAAGACGGGCGTTAGGTATGAGGCCCTTTGCCCGTTCCACGATGATAAGTCGCTCGGCTCGTTTGTGGTCTACCCAAAGGGCAACTGTTATAAGTGCTTCAGCTGCGGTGCCGGTGGTGGAGTGGTTGACTTCCTGATGAAGCATGAGGGATTGAGCTATCCAGACGCAATCCGTTGGCTTGGAAAGAAGTATAACATCCCTGTCGATGACATGCCGATAGACTGGACCTACACACCGCGACCGGCACCGCCACAACTGCCAATGCTGGAGCTGCCTGCCGCGATGGTTGAAAAGACCATGAAGGCTATCGACCAGGATAACCTCGTCAGATGGATGCGCCTCGGCGTGAATTGGGACACCGTGCAACGGTACAACCTCGAAAAAGCACTCTTTGACTATCGTGTCGGTCACGGCAAGAACGGTCACACCATCTTCTGGCAATGCGACGAGAACGATAAGGTGCGCACAGGCAAGATGATGCTCTACCGCGAGGATGGCCACCGCGACAAGGTGAGCAAGTGGAACTTCGACTTTATCCACTCTTCGCTGAGTCGCAAACGCAATGAAGACGATCCGTGGCCATTCCCAAGCATCTTCGACCCCGACAAGCAGGAGCCGCACTTGTGCTTCTTTGGTATGCACTTGTTGAACCGATTCCCTGAAGCAACCATCAAACTGGTGGAGTCGGAGAAGACGGCGGTGCTGATGGCGACGGCCTACGGCAACCACACCATGCAAATATGGATGGCGTGTGGTGGATTGGAGATGATCACACGCGAGCGATTGCAACCATTGATAGACCAGCACAGGCGCATCATCCTCTATCCTGACCGCGACGGCATCGAGAAATGGAAGGTGAAGGCCGAGCAGATGCACTACGACCGGCTGGCTATCGACACCGAACCCGTCACGAAATGGTGGAAGCCTGAAGACGGTGAGAAGGCTGACATCGCGGATGTGGTGGTGAGGATGCTGAATATCTCGAAACCGCTTACCAACATTCACGACGTGGCCGAGCAGATGCCACAGGTAAAACCACTAATCGATAAACTAAACCTACAAATCGAAGATGAACGACAAATTTGAGAACGTTTCTACCAAGGTGGCGGCGGAGGTTAAGGAACAACTTAACCGCATCCTGAGCAGCATGGGACTGAACGAATATCAATGGCTTCAGCTGATGATTGAGGTCACTATCAGAATGATGGATGACCGCCACAATCTGAGCGAGGCGATGGCCAAGATGATCCAGATGTTTCGGATGGTTCCAGGATTCAAGGACGCGGCTTCGTTGGTTGATGCTAACGCGGAAGGACAGATAGACGGTGCCATCTACTTCGTGAACGTGAAGGGCAAGAAAGGTTACAAGCCTGTGATGGTCGAGCGTACTTGGTTTGACGGCCAATGGAACGAGACCCACAATGTGCGCGAAATCGTGGAGTGTGTCATCGAGCGGTGTGCGCCTGAGAGTTACATGAAGCTGCGCGAGCACATGCAAGAGCTGGAGTGTGAGAGCGTGTTTGAATGCTTGATGACTATGGTGGATGCTTACTCGACGATACGACTCGACGAAGAGATTCCATCGCTGTTTGCCGACATGAGAGCCGACAATGGTAAGGCTTTGGCCTACGGTGCGCGAACAAAGCGCAAGAAGCGGTTCACGCCAGACACTATGCCTGAGCTCAACTTTGAGCAGCATGACGACGGGCGCGATCTGAATGAGGAACTATCACACCGACACGTTAACGATGATTGACTATGGTGACAGATGACGAAAGCGTAATCAGAACAAAGCCGAAGCCCACACCACCACCAGCCGACCCAAAGACACTGGAGTATCTGGAGGAGCAAGGCTTTCGACCGCATGGATATGAATGGTAGCGTATGACGAACGAGTATCAAGACCCATACATGCCCGACGAAGAGGACATGGTGACAGTTGGTGACCTACGACCTTGGGGACATGAGGTGAAGTACAAGCAACACATCGGCCAACGGACTTTGAAGCAGAGAGCCAAAGAAAACCTGAGAGCAGAAGCCGAATGGCATAAGACCCATGACAAACGTCCGCTTTGCCACACCACAAGTCTGTGGGCTGACAGCATCGAAGCACTGGAAATCTACGAAAGTAAAGAGTTATGAGCAAGTCAAGGTATCGACCAGAACACATGCGGATGCTCAACGACAAGCGATGGGCAGAGACCAAAGCCATCGTGTGGGCCAGGGCGCAAGGGCTGTGCGAGTGGTGCATCCGCGACGGCAAGGCGGCAGGCGTGCCGGACGGTTGGATTCGTGCTGGCGTCGATTGCCACCACTTGATACCATTCGAGTCGGCGAAGACACAGGCTGAAATGGAAAGGCTGTGCTATGATCCAAACAACTGCGTGCTGCTGTGTGTTGAACATCATCGTGCCGAGCATAATCAAAAGGGCTACCATAAGAAAGAGAACGTGAAGGCTCGACGTAATGAAGCCTTTGAGCGATGGAAGTCAAGGTTGAACGGGCATCCACCTGCCGACCCGACCTAACTCATGACCTCCGGGGAGGTAATTTTATTTTACACCATCTCAGATTCTCAAAT